ATTTCATGCAGGTGTTGCAGTAACAACAGGAGTTAATAACACTTTTATAGGTGCTGAAGCAGGGTTAACCCTTACAAATGCAGCATCAAATACTATGGTGGGTCATGGAGCAGGGCAGAATACAAACTCAGATAAAAATACTTTTATTGGTCGTACAGCAGGTTACAATGTAACGTCAGGTGCTAAGAATACAATCATTGGTCGTTTCAATGGTAATGAAAATGGCTTAGACATAAGAACATTAAGCAATCGCATTGTGTTATCAGATGGTGATGGTAATCCGAGAGGTTATTATCAAGGCAGTTTAAATCGTTGGTTTTTCAAGTCAGATTCTGCCAATGATTTAGCTTTGGCATTTGATAACACAAACGCAACTAATCCCTATGGTGCTATATCTGATGTGAAACTTAAAGAACAGATAACAGATGCTTCCTCACAATGGGAAGATATAAAGGCATTACAAGTTCGTAAGTATAAAATGAAAGAAGAAGTTTCTGCTAAAGGGGATAGCGATAACTTGTGGCGATTAGGTGTTGTTGCTCAAGAAGTTGAAACAGCTGGGATGAATGGTCTTATTGCAGAGAATAAAGACATAGATACAGATGAAGAAGGAAGAATAACTGATTTAGGAACAACAACTAAAACAGTCAAATACTCAATACTCTACATGAAAGCAGTTAAGGCACTGCAAGAAGCAATGAAACGAATTGAAACATTAGAAGCCAAAGTAGCAACCTTAGAAGGAGAATAAAATGGCAGACGAAAAAACAACAGAAGAAATAGCACAAAACTACACAGCTATGGGTCACTCAGTAGACCTTATCAATGCTATCATTGCAGGAACACAGATGGCAGATGAGTCAGCAGAAAACAAACAAGACTGTGTTGATAGGAACGTAGCACACTTAGAGATTATGGTGGCTAAGGACTATTGGACAGATGAAGATATGACAGCAGTTAACTCTGCAATCACAGCAGGGAAGGCTTATTCAGCATGAGTGAGAATGTAATCACTATTGATGGCAAAGAGTTCGACTACGAAAAAGATCTCAACACTGAACAGCAATACTACATCAATCAGATCAAAAGCTGTCAGACTAAATCTGCCAATATCAAGTTTGAGTTAGATCAGGTATCTGCCTCTCAGGAATATTTCACAAACAAACTTATTGCATCAATTAAAGCTGATAAAGATGCTGAATTGGCTAGTGAGGTAAGCTAGTGGAGATAGAGGCAACATTGCTTTGGAACTTAGTATTGACACTGGTCATACTTCCATTTGGTTGGGCATTTTCCAAAATGTTTGCTGAAGTTAAAAGACTGCAAATACTACTCAATAAAACTCGTGAAGAATATGCCACTAAGGAAGATCTTAGGGATACATCAAGTCGTGTTATGGAGGCACTACACAGACTTGAGGATAAGTTAGACAAAGTTCTCTCTAAATAAAGGATAAATAATGATAGATCCAATTTCAGCATTTGCGATGCTGACTTCGGCTCATAGTGCCTTAAAAAAATGTGTGTCAATGGGCAAAGATTTATCTTCTGCCACAAATGCCATCGCCTCATATGCCAAAGCAGAAGCAGAGTTAGGCTTCGCAAAAGAGCAAAAGAAAAAGGGCATATTCGGATCTGTAATGGATCAGGCTATAGAGCAACATTTTAAGGAAGAGGAGCAGAATAGGCTTAAAGACGAACTCAGGTCATTATTCCTTTTATATGGGTCAGCAGGACAATGGGAAAGGCTTCAAGCAACCATTGCTCAGGCAAGGGCGGAACACAGAAAGCAATTGCAAGAAAAACAAAAAATACAAGACCGCAATACCATGATTATTGTCTGCACTGTTTTAGTAATAGCAGGCATAGGAAGTATAATTTTATTTGCCAATTATCTCAAGTATGGCACTCCATTCTAGCTCTAAGGCGGGAAGGATAGCTGAGTTCTTTGCCTGCGGTGTTATAGAGGATTTGGGTTGGCAGACTTCTATGTGTCAGCAAGATGGAGTGGATCTCATTGCTTTTAAGGACAATGAATATATTCGTGTTCAGGTAAAGGGTTCAAACATCAAGAGAAGCCTGAGAAATAATGGCTTACAATTTATGATGGGTTTAGGCACTAGCAAGCGGTTACCTTCTATGCACGATTACGACATAGCTTGTATGGTATCCACTTATCACCGCAGATGTTGGTTTATTCATGTCTGCAACGTACAGCGAAAATCAATCCGCAGACCAAAATCTTTTTATGAAAACACCGAACTTGAATATGAAAGTTGGGAAAAGGCAGTCGATATTTTTAGGGAAATAAATCGAAATGACAGAAGTAAACTTTAGGTTGTTTAAATTTTTTAACAAAATCAGCACATATTTTTACACCAAATACTGCAATCAACTTAGAAGGAAGCAGGGGCGATGAAGGAGCAAGGAATACATCTAAATTTACTAAACCAACTCCGCAGACATGAGGGTTTAAGATTAAAACCATATCATTGCAGTGAAAATTTTTTAAGTTTGGGTTATGGGCGAAATTTAGATACGAATGGCATATCAGAAGCTGAGGCAGAATTTATGCTGTTAAACGACCTTTTAGCCTGCGAGAGTGAGCTAAAGAATGAGGGATGGTATAATCAGTTAGACGAAGTTAGAAGGGCTGTAATTTTAAATATGGCTTTTAATCTCGGCAAGCCAACTTTACTCAAATTTCGTAAACTTATTGGTGCGTTGTCTGATGATGACTATGAGACAGCCTCTAAGGAGATGGTAACTGGCTCTGATGGAGTTAGCCCTTCTAAGTGGGCTTCTCAGGTTGGCAAAAGGGCATATGAATTGGCTGATCAGATGCGAACTGGTCAATGGCAAGATGTTTAAGGTTCTTGTAACAGTTTGTTTAGTTATTGATCCTACTAAATGTATGTTTATTGAAAACACCCAATATCCAGTCGTCTATGAGACATTTGATGAATGTAAGGCTAGAGCCTTAGAGATTGGCTCAGAAGTTCCTAAATATTTAAAGGGATGGAGAGCGGTAAGATGGAAATGTCAAAAGATTAAAGAAGGGAAATTTATATGATACCATTAATAACAGCTATAGCCCCACTGATAGGTGATATTGTCAAAGAGGCTATTCCCGATCCCGATAAAAAGACTGAGGCTGAGAATAAGGTTAGATTGGCTTTACTGGAGAACTCAAAGCAGATTGAGGCTTCTGCAAGTCAGATTATTTTGGCTGAGGCAAAGTCAGAAAGTTGGATAGCTTCTAGTTGGCGACCCATATTAATGATGAATATTACAGCTATAGTTTCAGTTAATTTTCTAGTGTTTCCATTAGTGGGTGTATTCACTGGAACTGAATTATCTATACCCCTTCCTGCCGAATTATGGACACTCCTGACAGTGGGTGTTGGCGGTTATACTATCGGCAGATCAGCAGAAAAGGTTGCAGGAAATTTAAAAAAATAGTAAAAGTGGCTAACTGTTATTAACAAAAAAATAAGTGGCTAACTATGTGGCTAACCGCAAAAACAAACCTATACACACCCTCATTTTTAGAGCAAAAATGTCAGGCTCATAACCTGAAGGTCGTAGGTTCAAATCCTACCCCCGCAACCAATTATTCAATAAAATCAATAAGTTACACAACCTCAAAAATTTCGGTTTTTGGGGTTTTTTTGCGTTTTAAGCCTGATAACGATTACAGAGTGGCTAACAAAGTGGCTAACGCTCGTCAGGTTTATTTCCCTTTTTTTGAAATAATAGTTGCATAATATGCATAATAGTGCATTATATAGGAATACGATTTGTTTTAGAGTGGGTAACATAAAAAAGTCTAAAATAAAAAGTGGCTAACTTTAAAGAGGAGAAAAAATCATGCAGAACAAACATAGAACATCTACTAAAAATGCTGAATATCAGAGAATAATTCGCAGTCCTTACTGGCAAGAATTGATAACTGATTGTTATGAGGATTATCTAGAAGAGCTAGATGCGGATTGGCAACCTTCCAATATTCATGTTCTTTCTAAATCAGATTGGTTAAAAACTGATGATGCTAAAAGTTTCATCTTGCAAGTCTACAACAGAAAAATAAATAAAATGGCTATCAAGTGTGCTGAAGAATATTTGGGAGCAAACTAATGAAACTAGCGTTTATAATAATTCCGCATGAAACAAAAATGGGCAGTACGAAAGCACTGCTCAATAATACAATTAATATTTTTTCTAAGTTATGGGGTGGATGCACTCATTATCCAGTAAATGGCGTTTGTGATGGGCATGAAGATGGTTTGTCTTGTGAAAAGATTGAGGTGGCATTGTCCTCTAACCCACATGAGCATGAACTATTTATTAATATGGCTGAGGAAATAGCAACCGAAGCTAAGGTTAAAGAACTTATGGTTCAGCATCCAAATGGAGAAATTCTATTTTTAGAGGGAGCAAACTAATGGCTAATTATTTTGTTGGGGATATCAAACCTTATATAATTGTGGCTAAAAATTATAAAGGTTTTCAGTTTCGTTATAAATCAGCGACTATGAAGTCATATGGCAGAAAGATAGCTGTTAACAAAAAAGATCTTCAGTCTATTAGAAAAGCTATGATTTCTGACTTTGAAAATCATGTAACAAAGATTGAAGTTGCATTGTTTGAGGACATTACAAAGATTGCCTTAGAAAAGCGACTAGATGCAGTCGGAAGGAAAGTTAATGGTATCAGGCAAAGGTCATATGATAATGATGAGAGGCATCTAAGACTTCACCTAACACCTTTTTTTAAGGGTGTTAGCATCAAAGATATTACCACTGGTAAGATTAACAGTTTCATTGATGATTGTGCTAATAAGGATTTGTCTGCTAAATCAATCAGGCATTGTGTGCAAACTTTAAATATGGTTATGAAATTTGCAGTTGATCAGGGCTATATTTCTAGAAATCCTTGTAACTCTGACGACAGAAAAGAGATTAAGGGTGCTGTGCATGAGAGAGGCGGTTATTCACATGACCATATAGCTAGTATATTAAAGGTAAAAAAGACTTTATATCTAGATACATTTATAGCCTTCTCAGCCTTTACGGGAGTGTCAGCTAATGAGCTTCAGGGCTTACAGTGGCAGGACATTAACTTCAATAAGTCTGAGGTGACTATCAGAAGAAATGTCTATAGATATGATACTCAGGAACTTAAAAATAATTTCAGAGAAAGAATTTTAGGTTTGCCTTCTCACGTTATGACACTGCTAAAAAAATGGAAGCTAAACTCACATTGTTCTTTATGGGTATTCCCTAACAGTAGTGGCAAGAAACCATTTGAGCAAAATGCTATGAGAAAGTTAGTTAAGACTGTATGCAAACATGCAGGAGTGCCTGACTATGGTATTGGTGGTTTTAGGAAGTATTTCAACACTTCTATGATTGGTGAAGTGCCTGATCATATTAGGAAGGCTAGAATGGGTCACTCAAAGAACTCTAAGACTGCTGAGGTTCACTACACTGTTATTGATTTAGAGCAGGCTAGAAGCCCAATGCAAGCTGAGAAAATATTGCAGAAATTATTGGGCTAGATATCGTCTATAATGTTTCTGCTATAGATGTATGTACCCCCTCTTTTATTTTTTAGGGGTGGCTCGTCTTTAACTTCAACATTCTGATCAGACCAATCATCTTCAGGTAGGTCTTTGTTTTTCTCTCGTAATTCATCAAATATTTTACTGACTTCATAGTTGCCATCTCTTCGCATCTCATGGCAGTTTGGACACATAAAAGGCTTTAGACGTTTGTGCATACTCGGTGGCATTTCTTTCCCACATAATTTACAAAAGTCAAAGGGATTTGAACTCATCTTCTAACCTTTTCCGCTCAAACCTAAAATCATCAAAACATTTATGTCCGCAGAATATATTTTTTTTAGCATTGGCTAATCCTGCATACCGCCAATCAAAAGCCTTACCGCACTGCTCACATTTATCCATCAGTGGTGTTTGTGATATCGTTGGTCTTGTCGGTTTTTTCCATCGGCTCATTTTCACAAGTTCCTGAACAACAATCTACAGCTACACGAAATTGACAAATTGAACATTTCTCAATCGACCCCATATTTATAGGTCGCCATGCTGATTTGCACATTGGACACACTTCCATCACTCACTCCTTTTGTATCTATAACCATCTCTCGCAGAACCTTTTTTATACTGATAATTCGTGGTTTTGATCACCTCAGATAGCGGTGATATGCCATAGTTCACAAAGGTAGGATTAATAGTTACCTTACCCTCTTTGTCGCTGTCTCCATTTGGATGATCTTCAAACATCATTTCGTCTTCAGCTATGACTGGCTTTTTTCTTTGAAGCTGTTTGCATATAGTCCTGATAGCACTACTGCCACTAGATAATTCGTATCGACATTGACTGCACGTTTTAGGACTATCCCGCCTTTGTCTTGATTTTCTCAGGGGCTTACCGCAATGACCGCAGTTAGAAAATTCTTCATTATCTTTTTCTATTTGCTCTTTAGTCCTGCGAAGTGTTGGTTGAGGTTTACTCATCTTCAATTTTCTCCACAGCTAATTCTCCTGCAAGTGCCACATATCCAATGGCATCCACAAAACTATCTTTGGCATTTTCGTGGTCAAAAGAAATTCTAGATATCTTTAGCAAAGCCATCATTATGCCGACATCGTGCATCTTAATCTCATGCCCCAAATAGCTACTCCATAAAGTAGCTATCCGAGCAAAGTTATCTGAGGCATCGCCATAGTTTTGATGACGATCCCCGTTGATAAGTTCATCAGCTTCCTGAATTAATTGACTTCGATCAGAAAGGAATTTCATCATTTAACTCTGTAGAATTAGCTAAAGTTTGACCGCCTGCATTGACCTTTGTTGGGTCTGCTTTGACTAGCTTGCCTGCAATCCAGTTGTCATTTTTCTGATAAACATTGGCATAAAATATTTCACCATTAATGACTAGCTTGCCATTATAGTCTGAGTGCCAATCCTCAGTCTTACGATCATTTTTGTTTATGGAAATAGTTAGCTCATCCACTCCATATTTTACCATTGGTTTATTATTATCCATTTAGTTCTCCTTTTCTTTTTTTGAATAATTCTTTTATTGCCTCATCCGAAGGCTTGAGCCTTTTCCACAAATCTTCTAAATCAGCAACAGTATCGGCATTGTTAATTTGATCTTCCACTGCTAAATCCCAACCCAAAGCACTCAGGGCATCGTTATCGGCAGTTGGAATACTAAACGAACTCAGAATGGAATACCTACGAGCATAACTTACCCCGCCGAAGAATTTATGTGGGTCGTTATAATCTTTGCATTTTATAGGAGTTCTATCAGTTATCGTTTCCCCTGAACTGTGCATGATTATTGTAGAGACAAAGTACTCACCATTTTCAAAATTAATGTTTTGAGTAAAAGTTAAATCAAATTCTACTGCCTTCCTGCAAACAGTTATGGCATCTTCTAAAGAAGTATATGTCGATGACTTGTTGCCTTTTTTAAAAAAACTATTCTCCGCCTTTTCTTCAGCAAAAGGTCTTGTCTTATGAAATGCAATAAGTGCCTTTGCTAATTGTGAGCCTGCCCCGATAGGCTTGGAGGAGGTGTTACCTATCGGAGCAGTGTGATCTTCAGTTTTTGTGGGAGCATCTGAAGATCTTAATTTTTGTTTTGGAATTATGTTTCCTAATTGTTGCATAGTGTAATCCTT